CCCGAATGGATGGATTTTTTAAGAGATTCCTTAGTGGGGGATGCTGTTTTTTCCTCGGATTGCATCAAAACGCCCAGCCTGCGACCCTTTGTTGCATCGCAATTGCCTTTGCGTATTAGATGCTTGGATTGCATGTGCAGGCTATACATCGCGCTTAACATGCTTGTTATGGTATTTAAACAAGTCCAACCCTTGCCTAAGCACTTCAGATTTGCTTCGACCAGTCTGGCCAGCTAGCTCCGCCAAAAGATCAATATAAGATTCCGACATTCTAAAGGATATCATTCTGCTGTTAGATTTCTTTTTGTTAATTGTTATCATTCCTTTTATTTATTTAAATAAACCAATTTGTAAATACTTATATATGTTAAGATTATTTGCCTTGTTGCTCGATCATCACTCTAAAGAGAATTATGTAATACGTCCTAGCAAGCTGAGTGTGGGTAATAAATTCCCCCCACAGGCTTTCTGAGTGCTGTTTTAATCCGATATATCATTGCAATACGTTATACGTAGAGCCCCATTGTTAATAGGCTAGATGCCCGCCCTATCATATTAATTAACCGATATATCATTAATTAATGATATATCTCAATGTTAGTAATTTAACATCTAATTAAGCTCCGCCCGTTTAAATTATTTATTCAGCCGCTTTAGCCTTCTTTTCATTTGGCTGTAACTGATTCCCCTATCACTTGCCGCCTTTGATATTGATTTCCCAACATTAATTGCTTCAAAGTCTTCAATAGCTTCGGCCTCTGCTTGCCTCCGCCACTCTTCCCGGCTTCGGCCATCCCGGTTGCCCTTCCTTTGCCTTTGCGACCCGTCAACGGCTTCAACGGCCTCAGAAATAGCCCTTATCTCTTTAGACTTTGATTCAAGATAATCAAATAATGATGTAACTGTTTCTTGATTCATTATTGATAATAAGCGTTTTCAACTCTTTTAGATTTATTAATCATCTTAATAACTTTAATTGCCTCAATTTTTTTAATCCGTCTCCAGAAATGAACTTTTGAAATATCGATCTCTAACTCATTAAAGAATTTAGCATTTTCTTCTCCAATCGGAATGTTTAATGAAATAATATCATCGCATTTCTTCTTAATCCCCGGCTTGGCTGCCCTGCTTGCGTCCAAATCTTCAGACAATACCCAATGTGGATAATCCCACCGCGCAACAAATGGCTGAGTTGGAGGAAATGACCGAACAACAGAATCAACTATGTAACAGCCTTCATTCTCATGGCTGATGATCGAGATCAGCCCATCCATTTCCCCAACAATTGATGATGCGCCCCGGAATCGGTCAATAACATCCTTCCCGGCTTGCCCGCCTTTGCCAAAGTGATGAATTAAAATTGGTGTAATTCCGTGTTTAGAAATAATCTCATCCATCCAAGACCCGATTATTTTCATTGCTGAATTATCATTCTCATCATCCGCGCTATTAAATTTGTAAAGGCAATCCAAAATAACAACATCAAATTGACTGGCTTGAATTGTATTAAGCACTTTTGTTAATTCCTTTGTATTTCTTACATTATAATGCTGCCTGAGGCTTAGCGTTGCCAAGTTGCTCGGAACGTCCCAGTTGCAAGCAGATGCGCAACGCTCATTTAATTCCCACTCATGTAATTCAAAGTCAACGTAAAGAACCTTTTGCGGAACTGGAGCTGCCCATTGTAAGAATGGTTGCCCAGAAGCCATGCAAGATGCCAATGACATTGCGAAGTGCGACTTGCCGGCTTTAGCAACTCCGCCTATCAGCAGCTTTGATTTTGCGTAAAGCAACCCGTCAATAATTATATCCGGCCGCCGCTCTTTAGCCTCATCCATTGATCTCGGCCGCCCTTCATTTCCAAAATTAACATTATAAAATTCCTTATTTTTACTATTTAAGATTAATTCCTCAAGCCCTTCGGTTGTCCATCCTTCTAAAACCGCGTCAGCCGCATCCCAGCCGTCTGGCTTGTCCAGTGGCGTCTCAATAATCTTGCCTTGTGTGATATCTTGCAATTGCTTTGCCGATTCTCTCCCCGGAGCATCATTGTCTGCCCAAATTAACACCTTCCTGTCTTTCAGCACCGCCCAATCGCTTTGATTAATTGCCTTGCAGCCGCCAGCCCATGAAAGCACCACATGATCTGGCAATTTGGTTGCCAAAGCTTCTGCCGCCTTCTCGCCTTCAACAATAACAACATCCGCGCCGGGCATCTTATTAAGCAATTCGCCCCGATAAAGCGGCCTTGGATAATTAAACGCTTGCCACTTCCAAGTGCAGCGGCCTGTTTTTCGATGGCGCATCCAGCTTATTTGACTTATTCGCTTGCTGCCATCTGCCAAATCCCAACGCATGATTGCCCCAACTGGCCTGCCCTTTAAATCTTCATATTTATAAATAACATCAGCTTTGCCATTTTCCCAATGCTCCGGAATAGTGGTTTCTGGAGTTGTTAACGCGTGTTCCCAATCCGATTTAGAAACAATTGGTTTGTTTTCCTTTGGCTTCGGATTAATCCTTACAATGTTAACAGTCCCTTCCAATTCTTTTCCGGCTTCAATTTGAGATAAATTATAAATTGCCGCATATAGTGATATCAAATCACCTCCCTTGTCTTCGGTTGCATGGTCAAACCATTGGCCTGTGCTAAGGTTGACGGCCATTGAACTTCCCAATGAGCCATCGATTCCGCCAATTCTATAATTCCCGCCTTTAACCTTTCCGCCGGGCAGCCATTCGTTGCAATAGCTTTCCGCGCTTCCAATTAACTTAGCGTTGATATCATTAAAATCAATTGGGTTTGTAATAATTTGTTGCGTGAGTTTTTCATCTTCTTTAGTGGCTATGTATTTGGTCATATTTGTTATTCTTCTTCTTCGGTATGTTGTTTAATTAATCCCAACCTTTCAAGGTTTGGGAATTTCTTTGCCCGGCAATCATCGAGCAGCTTTGCTTTCTTCCTATAATTCTCAAAATTGCCCATTGTTCGATCTTCTAATGATTCAAAATATCGCATAAGGCTTGAGGCTTCTCTCATTTCATTTTCCATAATACAAATAATTTCAATTTGGGTTTGGACAAAATCATCATAGTAATAAAATTCATAGTGTTTAACTTCTAACATTAAAAGCCTTTTCTCCTGCCATATTCTGCAAGCAATGCGGCATCGATTAATCCGTCATGCGGCTTGCTGCATCGGTCAGACTTCAACCAACTTTCTTCTGGCCAAATCTGCATTGCAGAATTTAAGGCCGCCGCCTTGGTGTTAAACTTTTGACCCTTTGGCATCTTTTGTTTGCTCCAAAATTCCTTCTGCCATTTTTGGCTTAGGATAATTTGATGCTTTAAGAAATTTGAAACCAAAAGTGTTTCAATTACTGCAAATGAATAAGTCATTGATCTTAGTCCAGCCGCGCTTGGAGCATGGCCGCCCGGATTTTCAACAATGAAAACCCTATTGCCTTCATGCCGCCCAATTTCTTTGAACAGATTTGAAAGTTCAAGCAAATCAATTTTGCGGCCTTTGCCGTTTGGGATTGTCGGCATCGGCATTCTGCTAATCAATTCGCCGTTTTGGTTAATCATTGCAAGCCCGCCATCCAGCCCGCAATCAATTCCAAAGTAATGAGTTCCATTGTCCGTGAGATTAATTTTCATTTTTGTTTTTTATATTTACTCATATTGGCATTTTTGCGCCATAATGAATAAGTTGTTGGGTGGATGTTTACGATAATGCAAGCGGCCTTTGAACTTTCTCCGGCATCTCTTAATTTATCAACTTCAGCAATTACTTTAAGCTTTTCATTATCTGAGATAATTTCCCTGCGGCTGCGGAGCTTTTTTACTTCAAAGAATTCACCCGTCTTTTGCCTGTAAGCTTCATTTTCGGCAAATTCCTTAGCGATCCGATCATGCGCCCATCGCATGAATGTTGTTATCGATTCTGAATGATTCATATTTATTATTCTTGGTTTAATCCTGTGCCATTACAGACCCAGCAAGTTGGAAATTCATTAGTGTTTGGGTTTCCGGGCAATTCGCCATACCCATCGCAAGCTCGGCATTCCTCCGGTTCTTCTTCTTCTGTTTTCATTTTATAAATTAGTTTGTTTTGTTTGACTTGGTTTTTATTGAGTTGCCTCCATTCTGATTATCTCGGCCTTTACCTTTACCCAATACTTTTCGGTTGCTTGCTTCTTGAAGCCGTTTAAACCGCCGTTGTGGATTCTTGCAATGTCCTCTGCCGTTGCCTTGTGTCCCAATCGCTTCTCGATAGCATATCGAGCCATGTAGGCTTTAGTTATTTCAATAGCGGTTGCCCGGTCAAATGCATCTTCATGCACCCAATCTTTTCCAGCGTATTCCGCCGCATCTTGAACGTATGCTGCATGGAGCTGGAGGCATCCATATGCTTTGCCGTTGTCGCCAATGGCGTTGTCATTGCCGCCGCTCTCAACTGAAATTAGTGCGAGTATTAAAGTAAGTATTGTGATGTTCATATTATTAATAATTGATTGTTAATGCGGTGTAGGATGCCGCGCCCGGCCTGTTATTTTTAAAATAATTCTACCAAGTAATCCGGCTCTAAGCCAAACCAATTAAGGCAGATTTCTTCTGCCATTTTGAGATCTCCTGTTGCGATGCAATAATCAAAATCTTTTTGCGCTTCAGCAATTAATGAGTCAGCTTCATCAGAATTTAGCCCGTCTCTTTTCATTATAGTATTTTTTATAGATTCCATATTATTATTATTAATTGTTATTTATACGTGTTGAGAGTAATTATGCTTTGTAAGAATATCTGACTGAAACTTCATCGGATTCGTTAAATTCTTTAACTTCCTTTTTTATGTTCTGTAAGTCTTTAATCATTTTGTTTAGGTCTTTTAAGTTGACGTCATTGCCGTTGCGCTGGCGGATGAAAAAATCTCTTAAATTATTTTGAACTGTATAAAGTTCGTTGTTAATTACGTTGCCCGGAAGTCTTAAGAAGGATGTTTCGTTTTTCATATTATTTATTATTGATTGTTATTCGGAACGCTTAGTGCCTCCGATAGAAGAAATATTTATGAGGCAAACCCTTATGTCAATACAATCTGAGAATATTATTAATTAGAATTTAACGATGACGCAAAACAACCGAAGAAGCATTTGCAACTGAAACTAAGCAAACTTGATTGCAAACTTCTTCAACGAACCAAAGGCGGTCGTCAACTCGTAAAAGCTGGTTGAACAATGATTCAAAGTTGCCGGAGTTTTGAACGCCGAAGTTTTGAAGGTCGCGAAGTGAATTGAAGTTTCTCATATTATTTATTATTGATTGTTATTCGGAATGCTTAGTGCCTCCGATAGAAGGAATATCTATCAACTGAATACTTATGTCAATACAATCTGAAGATATTATTAATCAGAATAAAGATTGTTGTGATTCAATAGGTGCAATTTCATAATGCTTAGATTCTCCCTTTGGGTAATCTTCAATAGGATAATTGAGCATTCCACGCATATTTTTTCGGTCGCGCTTTGATCCGCAGAAATAAATGTATCTGTGTTTTCTTGCTCGCTCGATGTAATATACATTTTCCGATCCATACTTATTGCGCAGGAACTCAATGCGCGATGGATGCCCACGACCCTCGTCGCCTATTGTCGTGTGATGCTTATGCTCAAACCCTTTGACCATCGGATCTTTGAATTTTGTAGACAATCCAGTATATAAAAAATTGCACGACTGGTAAACATAACCAACATGCCCCTGCCCATTGTCAGCATAACTCACGACGACACTAGGCATTGGCAGCATTTTGAGCGACCGACCAACAAGCTTGCTCGCAAGGTTCTTGCGATTCTCACAGCATAACCGATTCAATTCAAGAACATGCTTTGATTGCGTTTTCCCACATATTCCGTCTTTTAACGTCGAACTTAACGGCGTGCCATACGTGACAACTCCAACCAGATGACAACCATCAAACGCACCAAATGCGTGTGAGATTGGACACATACGCTTTGCGTAATGGCGATTCAAAAGCCAAGGGGCTGCGTCCTTGGCTTCTATTCTAGTTATTGTAATAGAATGATTCATTAACCGGATTTTATTGATGCAGTGTAGGATGCTGAGCCCCGGTTGTTATTAATTAAAATTTGATAATTGATTCTGGAAAACAAAAGACATATCCGGAGTTAGTCCCGCCGTAAACCATTTTTGAAATGTCCCAATCAAGTGAATGCTTTATGACTAATTCCTTCACGGCTTCAAAGTGTAAAGCTACATCATTTAATTCGTAACTGTAAGAAATAGTTGCGCTCCAGTCCCTAGTGGTTGCTTTAATTCGTGCGCCACGCGTGTTAGTTGGTGCTAGGTATTTTGTTGTTATTGAGATCATGATTTTTGATTATTATTATTAAATTATTGTTAGGTTTTTATGTTCTTGGAATAACTTTATTTGCGCGAAATGTTTGCTCTTGAAGCTTAAAAAATGTGGCCTCAATTTGAAAAAGTTGGTCGTGTAAATCGTAAGCTCCGGAGTCCCATTCATCTTCATCTAATGCCCGAAGGATTCTTAGTTTGTTTTCAATTTTTGATTCTAATACTAGAATTTGTTGAATTACTTGATATTTATTTTTGTTATTATTTTCCATATTATTTATTATTGATGATTGATTTAGAGTGTAGGATGCTCTGCCCCGGTGAGTGGATTAAGCTTTGATGAATCCGTTGTCGATGTCGGCTTGTAAAATTTTAGCGCGTTTGATTGCAGTTTGTTTTGTTACCCATGAGCGATTGTTAAATACGTTTCCGCCTTTGGTTTTAGCTGCGGCATATTGACCGCTATTGTTTTTTAAGATTTGCGTGTTTTTTGTGATTTTCATATTATTGATTTTTGTTATTCGGAATGCCTTATTGCCTCCGATAGAAGAAATATCTATGAGGCAAACCCTTATGTCAATACAATCTGAGAATAAGTTAAAGATTTATATATTGCTTTCCTTTGTTCGCTTTGTCGGCTTAGCATCGGATGGAAGCCATCCCGGAAGTCATGAATGATTCCGCATTCTTTGCCGTCAAATGGCCTTAGCACTCGCCCGGTTGACTGGATTGCCTTGCGCTTAGACTTCCCGCATCCTGCCATTATTATTGAGCCAGCAATCGGCGCATCAAATCCTTCTTCAATTGCGGATGTCCCAATCATGCAAAGCAACTCCCCGTCCCGGAATCTTTTAATTGTATCAGCCCGCCGGGCTTTTCCCATCTTAGAATAAACCATTTCAGATCCCGGAATCATTTTGAGAAGTCTTTGCCCATGTTCAATCGATCCAATTAAAACAATTGTATGTTGTCCGGAGGCAATTAAATCATTTGCAAGCATTGTGATTTTAAAATCCCTTTGAACGTTTTCCCAAATTCCAATCCTTTGCGCTGCTTGCCATCGGCATTGATTCTCTTGCTTTCTTTTGCCCTCATCAGTTCTAAACATCCAAGGCATTTTCTTAATTCGCTTACTTATTAATTCATCAGATTCAGAATCAATTGCCTCCCGGATTCCATCGCTTTTAATTTGATGCCAAATAACTTTAGCTTTTGCAAGATGCCCATCTTTAACTAATTGGCCGCGCTCGATTGTATAAACCGAATTTGAGAACAAATAAACAATAAGCCCGTCCCGGTCTGAGTCTCCATTAAATGGAGTTGCTGACAATCCCCACCGGGCAGACTTTGCTTGCTTAATCTTATTAGTCCAGCATGTTGCGGCCGCCCTGTGACATTCATCCACAATTAATAAATCTGGAGATGTTCCCATTGGCGCACCTGCCGCGCAATAGATTTGCAGATGCGCCTTTTCTGTTATTACTGGGAAGCGGTCACAAGCTGTTTGCATTTGCTCAACTTGCTCCAAGGTATTAACCATGATTTCAATCTGAGCAATTCCTTGACGTTTAGACAAACAAAAAGCCAGAGCAGATGCCGCAATATGCGTTTTACCTGCTCCGGCTGGTGCTTGTAGAATACCCCGCTTACTCTTACTTAAAAAAGAAATTGCACGCTGCTGATATTCTCTTTGTTCCATTTTACCAAGGTGATTCTATTTCTTCCGATTGCTTTGAATCGCTTGCCCCTTCTTTGAATAAGATATGGCTTTGGTCATAAATGAATCCAGTGAACCCGATCTCTGGCCAACTCTTTGTTGGATCATTTCGGTCTGGAGTCATATCAACTTGAGCGACAAACTTTTTGTCTTTTACCAAATCAAAGAATGCTTCCGGATCTTCCGAATCCAATTGATCTCGGAAGATTTGAACGCCACATGATTTGAGGAACATAAAGATCAATGCCCGCGCCTTATATTCAGAAGTTGGCAATGCCAAGTCTCCCCAAAAGAATGTCTTGCGCATCGATGCCCCATCCTTTGTTGAAAATGTACATTCAAATAAGTCTGTGCCGTCCCGCTGGTTGACTTTATGAGATACATTTGAAGTTTTAAACTCATATTGACCAGCCTCAGTAATGTAACTGTTGCTTGTTGAGTTTGCGTCTGCGTCTGTTGCGATATATTTTGCCATGATTTTTTTAGTATGATTTGATTTCTTCCCAGACTTTAATGCCGGGTATTGTTATGGTGTGTTTTAGTGCTGCCCGGATTTTTGAATCATCCGCGCTAAAAAGATCCGGCCGCGCTGCCATTAAGTCGGCCTCACTTTCGATCTTGAACTTTATTGCTTTGCGAACCTTTAAACCTTTGACCGCATCATGCTTTAATGCGGCCTCTTGTCTTAATCGCAGAATCTTAGTTTGCGCATCTTCATCAATCTTAGCAATTGAATCTGAATCATTAAATGCAGCTTGAGCGGCCTCACTTAATATTTTGCATTCCTCAATTCTTGTTATTTTATCGGCAGCAATTTTCTTATCACGTTCAACTATTTGAAACGCTCCAAGTATTTTTGCAATCCGGGTTTCTTCTTCTTTTACTTCTGCAATAAACTCTTTGGCAATTGCATCAATCGTTTTTCCGAATTTAAGAATTGGAGCTTTTGCCGCCTTTCTTGATTCTTCAATTTCACTAATTAAATGCCGCAATGATTTTTGACTTGCTGCAACCATCGTTGCTTCAAATCCATCAGTCACTGTTAACATTGTTTTTGAATTATTAAGCAAAGATGTTTTAACATCATAAGCCTCCGGAATAATTGAAATTTCCATTTCACCAACCTTTGGTTTTAAGATTAAATTACTCATGCTCATCCTTCCAACTAGTGTTTCCAATTGCCTTTTGAAAAGATGGAAAATCCATTTCCATTCTTTGCTGAAGATCATCTGGCAAATCGCGCCATGTTTGGTCAAGATCGATATCAATTTTGCCCTTCACAGTCCAATAGTCATTTGATTTTTGTTCAATGTCGGCATCCCTTATTAAACTTTCAAGGTATAACCTTTGACTTTTCGGATTTTTATTTTCCGAAATTTCAATTACTTCATTTATTGTTGTTTTGGGAATTTCAATTGGCGTTGCATCTGCAACATCGATTTCCTCCGGAACATAAACGCCTTGAACAATTTCTGGCGCAATAGCTCTCAGTGTTTCTGAGACGCATCTTGCCCGGAGCATTGCTGCTGGAGTCTTATCCCATGCCGATCCCTTGCGAACCAATCCGGCTCGCCGGGCATCTTCCATTGAGAAAGAAGCCTTGGTGTTTTGGTTTTCAAATTCAAAAACCGCAGATTGAATTTCCGCGTTTTTTAAATCTGACCAAAAGACTTTTCCACCTGCCCGGCGAAAGTCTGCCAGCATCGCATCTGCGCGCTTAGTCAACTTGCCTTTTACCAAATGATAATTCTTGGCCATCTCTAATGGCGGTTTATTTTCAACCATACACTGTAAGGCAAAAACAATCCCGGCCTCTTTTGATTCGCAACCAAACATCCCGGAGCGGCAAATGGCGTTCCCAATTAATTCCAAACCTTCAGAATCATTGATTTTAGAATAAGCTGTTAATTGGCTCATCGGATTCCTTTCTCATCAACCACAATAGAAACTTGTGGCGGTTGTTTATGTCTTGGAAAAACCTGCAAACGGTAAACTTTAATGCCCCGCTTTTCCAGATCTTGAAGAATAGCTTCAACCTTAATTTCGGCATCAGCTTTCATGTCTTTTATTGATTCATTCATATTGTTATTTCTTATTTATTAAAACGATCAGATTGATCGTGTTGAGTTAATAAATGATTAAACAACAATTTGTAAATACTTATGGACAAATTAAATTGAATTAAAAAATCGAGTGACAAGCCCTTCGGTTTTATGATACTCAAATGCGCTTGCACCCTTTTGGCTGCCAACGAATCCCGCGCCGGAGTGCCAAGCATCCGTTGCGCAAAGTGCTTCCAAATATTCAACCACAAGCCCGGATTGCTCATCAATGACAACAGGAGCAATTGTCTTTTTGTGATGAATATGCCCCATTTTTAAATGCCTGTGCTTTGTTTGTCCCCATTCTTTGGCAAACTCTGCCGCAATAATCATTGGCCATTTCTGCGCCGCGATCCGATCCCCATGCGCCCATAGTAAAAGATTATCGCCCCACACCATGTGCTTTCTTGGAGATGGATCTGATTTGACTTTAATGTTTGGGCATTGGCTGTAATAGGCATCCAGAACCCGCGCAAGCCACACCTCACTGTGCCAAGAGTGATTGCCCTCAAGCACTACAATCTCAACCTCAGCGGCCACTGAGGCAGCAATATTAACCACATCCCGGCAAGCTCTGATTAAGTATTCAACAACCCGATGATATCGAGTATCCACATCCAAAACATGGCCGCTTGCCTCAGTCTGATTGCTTCGATTGTCACTGTGCATCATGTCCCCGCCAAAGACCAAAACGCATTTGGCTGGCCGTCTTGCCCTTGCCGCTAATCCTTCAGCCGCCGCAACCATTCTGGCCGCCGCAATGTTGCAATTATAGTCTGCATCCTTTGTTTCTTTTTCGTCGGCATACATCCCAACGTGAGCATCAAAAATATCCAGTTCAAAAAGTAAATCTTCTGAATCTGTTTTGCGTGATTTCCTAATTGGAGCAGTTCCTTTTTCTTTTACTTGGTCACAAAGACCATCAACAAAATCCTGCATCCCTTTTACTTCCGGGTAAAGCCGCCGCCATTCTTGAATCACGTTTCCATCTGCATCATATTGAACAGTTGTTTTGCCAACTTTTAAATGCGCTGGAGTTTCAGCCGGAGATTGCCAAGGCACTTGCCCCAATCTTTCCAATCTTTTTAAAATGCCACGTATTGATGATTCACATTTGCCAAGCTTTCTGGCTGCACCCCGATAAGAACCAACATCAAGATAAGCATCAATTGCTTCACTTTGCGCTTTGGTCAAAGCCATAACTTATTTGACCTGCGAACTGCCAAAATAGAAACCAACAATGGCCAATGCCGTTTGTCGAATTTCTGGCAAGATCACAAAGCCTTGCACTGTATCCCATTTGAGTGATTTAAAGAATCCAAAAAAGCCAGTTGTTTCATGTTGCACACTGATGCCAATGCTTGTGAAAGCAAAGATGAATGGCGCAAGAACAATGGCAAAGATTACTGAAAATGTAATCAGCCGCCGCATGTAAACACCACCACGCGCTGCTGCCTTGTCGGCTGAATCATCCGCGACAGTTTGCCGGGCAATCATGCGTTCAAATAATCGCGCTTGGCTTTCTGCTTGTGCCGCAATCATCTTCATCACAAAGCCACTCACACCGCCGCCAAGCATTGCTAAAAGTTCTGGAGTCATAATATTTGATTTTTGGGTTGATGCTATTTTTTGAAGATGTGCCACCAAGCAATTGCCAATGATGCAAGACCTGCGCAAAAATAAGCAAATGTGCTGGCAATTTCGTTTGTGCTTGGCATTGATGCCGCCATTTGAGCAACACCCAATGTTCCCCATATTTTAAAATGTTCAAACAATTGAGAGTTCATTATAATATATAATTGACCGTTAAACCAGCGTATGTAGTGTTATAGCCTGTTGAATTTACTGGAACGTTAATGGTTGTAGTATTAACATTCAAAAATTGATTTATTCCAACTAAAGTTGGTGCTTCCGTTGCATAGCATCTAATTGAGGACAATGCTGTGCAATCACGGAATGCAGCAGCTTGGATTTGCGTAACGGTTCTTGGTATTTCAATTTGCGTTAATGCTGTGCAGTTTCTTAAAACAGATTCAGAAA